TCCGTTAGCCAGCCTGGTTTAAATAATAAATCATTATTGGCTAACATTGCATAATGTGCGGTTCCGTGTTTTATTCCAAAGTTACCGTAAGCATTGTAATTAAATGCAAAATCAGGGTAAACAGTAACCGAATTCCGATACGTTACGCCTTTTGCGCTCTCAACTACAATTACATTAATCTTGATACCTTTTGCACCTGAAATACATGTATTAATTGCGTTTTGCGTCATTAACTGCATTTGCCTTGTCTTACCATCCGAAATAATCACTACATCTACTACAGCAGGCTTACGGCTTTCCACTACATAAGGCGAATCTTCCTGCGCAACCGTTGTTTTTTCGTTGTAATCGTAATGATACAACACTCTGTTTATTTCGTTCTGAGTTCTTAAATGTGGTTTTAATTGTTTTGAATAAGCTGAATCTTCACCTTTTTTAATGTTTAAAAAAGGTACTTTTAACGCTATTTCTTTTTTAACACAGCAAATATGGTTTGGTAAACGATGGTAAGTATCGGCAGTATTATAATCCTTTGCGTATTTATTCGAGTAATGGCATATTTTTGCAGTTTCACCATTCAAAGATACTGAAGCCTGAAACGTAACTACGTCTGCTCCTGATTCAATCGATATTAATAATGATTCAATGTAATCAGGTTCGATCCTGTCATCATCATCTACGAAAACAATATACTCTCCTTGCGAAATATCAATAAGATTATTTCTTTTGCTTCCTAACATTCTTTCTTTGTTGTCAATAAGAAACAACACTTCTACTAATTTTCGCTGTTCTATTGGCAACGATTCCAATTGACCGTAAAGCATGTCCAAACACTTAGGTAAAAATGTGTTTCGCCTTTCGGCAACACTTGGAACTAATATTGATAGTTTCATGTTTTATTTTATAAAGTGAATCAATAAATAAGCTATTCCAAAACCTACAATAAAGCCTTGAATAAAATCTATCAATCTAAATTCTGATTTTCCGTGCGTTTTACCTAATTCAAAATAATGTTTATCATTATCTAATTCCGTTGGTGTTTTTGCTTTCATATTTTTAATTAAATGAGGTTTTACGTATTAGTTTACCGTTCGCATCTTTCTTATTCTCAAACACTACAATACAGCGACAATTAATTGCGTTTCCGGCGCTCAAATTTGAATCACAAGGATAACGTGCCTCTTCTAACATTCCTGTCTGCATATTCTGCAAAAAAAACATTTGATCCATTTCAACAAAAGGACGATTTAAAAAATCTAAATGCGTTGGTCGTGTTCGTTTGTCAAAAAACGGCAACCATTTTTTAAGCTTTACATAAGGTGAAGATAATGCGCTCATGTACTTGCCTTGATTAGCACTTGTAACTGTTTCTGTTCTTGCTATAGTTAAAGATCTATTCAGGTTAAATTCTTTATCATCACGAATAGTCTTCGCAACTTCACGCGCTCCTAAGCCTTCAAATATTCCTCTTTCGATTAAACTTGCTATTCTTTTACGCGTAGTTTGCTCTACATCAGCAATTCTGCCCGCTATTCTAACGGTTAAAAATTCATTCAATAATGAACGCCATAGAGATATCGGAACATCATTATTATTTGGAGCAAAAACACCCGCTAATACATCGATTAAATCTTTCTGCTGTTTAACCGTTGGGTCATCGAATTGATTCCACTGTATTTTCGCTTCATTTATCGTAACATCAGTATACAATTTACGGTATATCGATTCTAATTTATCGTGTTGAATATCGTAAATACCACCATCAATATAAGCTTTAGCCGCTGCATTATTTACCGATTGCAAATAAGAATAAAATCGCTTTTTATATTTGCTCTCATATACTTTTTGCCTACGAATAAATTGCTTGTGTTGGTTTACATAACTAGGCATCCGGATTCAATAAATTTTCATCGACATACTGCTCTTCTATGATGTATAAATCTTCCAAAGTAGTTAATCCGCTTGGTACTATCACTAAATGTCTTTCATTGTCTTTTAATTGATCGTAGCCCATAAGAGATCTGCGTTCGTCTATAGTAAGTAAGTAAGAACTCATTGCGACACGGCTTTGCTTTTCAAGATCATCCTGCATTTCAGGGAATATAGTGTAATCATACTCAATTACTAAATCAAGTTTTAGCGTATCCTTAATGAATTTATTATAAGTCGCTTTTCTTGCTTCTACGAGTGGCATAACGCAATCAGTAATAACAGCTTTACGAGCTTCTGCAAAATTGTTATACTTTTTATCGCCCCCCATTAAATCAGATGGGTATTGATAAACATTACACAATTCATTTACCATTTCAACCTTGCTTGCTGTAATATTCAAATCAACAGGAGACAAACCAAAAGCTGTCCATGTAAGAGCAGATGGAGTTACTAAAATATCTCCCGCCTTATGGACGCCCTGATGTTGTTGTTTAAACTTATCCTGTATTGCAGTTGCTTGTTCAGTAGTTAACCCGTCAGCCGATGAAGCTGCTCCTGTAATCATTCCCCCGGGCCCCATATTCTCGAATTGAAAACCCTGTGTTAAATCAGCATTTTTATAACGACCTAATAATAAGCGGCATGATTGTAAAGGAGATAATCCTTTGAACTGTTTAGTTGGGGATTGACCTGATAAAATAGGATTCCATTTTTTAAAATGCAATACTTCTTCGCCTGGTAATGTATCTTTTAAGTAATTTACTTTGTATGCAAATTTAGGAGAAAACGCACCGCCTGAAACCAATATATCTACACAAGGCGATGGAATACTGTGTAGTTCGTGAGTAGATCCAACTCCAATGTGATAAGCATAAGAGTTCCCAGTAAGCAACTTATAACCGTCAATATTGTAATTAAATTCGTTTGTAGTTTGATAATCGTTAGGAGTAAGCAATAACTGTTCAATCTCAGTGTTATCTACTTTTTCGTAGGCTTCGGCTTTAATTTGAATAGCTTTAATGTAATTGCCGCTTTCCATTAAAGCCTTATACTTTAACTCCTTGCTTTTAGATTTTACCCTAAACACCTCAAAAGGAACAATTGTAGACTTCGATAGAATGGCTTCAATTAATCCATAAACATTAGGTAGTTCTTTATATCCCTTATCAATATAAGTGTCTGATTTACTATCAGGATAAATCCATGTTCCGCTTTCTGAAATAGTCCAACTAACATTGTAATTAGATGCTTTACCGCGAAGTATATTAATTGCTTTTTCTCTTAGCTTATCGAATGTACCCATTTTATGTATAGTAAATTAATGGTAAAAATACAAAATTAATTTATATCAAATCACAAACCATGATTTTTTACCTAATAACCTATTTATTGACTGAACTAATGCGTCTTGTAAATCGTCGTGTTCCCCATTAGGAAACATTAAAATACCCTGTTTACTATCAGAATGTAATTTATCGTAAATAGATCGCTTACAATATATCATACCCGATTCAGCATAAGGAGTAGCCATTTGAGCACGTGCAATCTTATCGCCACCAACTACTTGAATTTCAATAGCAGGTATTCCTTGATTAGTCAACACTTGTTTTGCTGATTTCCCTGATGCTTTGCCCTCAATATAATGAGGCTGCGTTTTTAGCTTCATATAAGGCATTAACTTAGGGAATTCCAACCAATCAAAACCTAAATCAGTAATATACATTTTGTTTTCGAATTTACCCGATGTAACGTAAGCACTTGCAGAGTTTTCTTCTTTCTCGGTATACGCTAAATCCCAATCAGTTCCCACTTCTGTCAACTCTTTAGGAATTGCATTATCATCAATAGGCTGTATCCATTTTTGCCATATTCCACCATCTGCCGGAGTTGGTATTTGCATTATTTGACCTGCATAACCGTAACTACCTAAGTTTATTTTAAGCTCTAAAAGGTCTTTAACAGTTAAACGATCAGCATCTAATAACCCATTAATGTACTTTTCTTTTAATTCAATTGGCTTTACATCTTTTGATATTTCGCCAGGCAAACAGATATGCTTTATTATTTTACCTTCTTTATCTAGCCAATTACCTGTGCAGTCTTTCTGATGAAGCCTTTGCATAACTAAAATCGTAGGCGTAACAGACTTATTTACCTTTCTGGTAGACAAAGTTACATCCATAAAATTATTAGCCGTTAAACGATCTGCTTCTGACGCTGCTTCTTTCGGGTTTAATGGATCATCGACAATAATTAAGTGAGCATGAAATCCTGTTACTGTTCCGGTTACTGATGTAGCATACCTTTCACCCCCATCTGTATTTTTATAATGGGTTTTATTATCCTGATCTTTTTTAATCTCTATATCAGGGAAAAACGCTCTAAATTTATCGCTTCTGATAATATCCCTAGACTTTAAACTGTGATCTGTAGACAGTGACGCAGAATAAGACGCTGTAAGGCTTCTAATTGTTGGATCTATAACCCAAGACCACGCAGGAAGCATTACGGTTGCAATTGTGCTCTTTGATGTGCCTGGAGGTATATTGATAATTAAATCATAATCCTTTGCTTCACGGTTCTTTACTTTTGTAACTACCTTTTGAAGTTCGTTACATAAATACTCCATGTGCCAATTATAAACAGGTTCTTCAGGTATTATTATATGCCAGAATTCTTGTAAGAAATAAAAAAAAGATCTTTTACATAATTCAGCTTTGATCTGTGTCTTCGTTGGTATTAGTAGACTGTCCTGCATGTAGTTTAAGTATTACAGACAATTCTTGATCTGTTAGGTTACTAAGTTTGAAATTTTGAATTGGCAAATCATCAGTTGTTAAATCTATTTTTTCTTTTGGTTTCCCAAAAATATGCTCAGCAATAAACATACAGCCACGCTCAAACATAAAAAGTTCTTTAGCTAATTCCTTTCTAGCTTCATCATCAGTATCAACATTCCTAACTTCTTTTATCATAGTTAAGAATATGTTATTTGTTTTTTCTTCGTCAGCCTTGGTTTTTCTTCCCGCATTTGGTCTTGCTCCGCCTCTACCGCCTATGTCTGAATTTTCTTCCATTATTGAAAAAAGTATTGATTATTCAATTTACCAAAATTACACAATCCAATCGTAAAAAGCAAAAAACACGTAACTAAACGTGTTTTAAAGAAAATCTTCATCAATATCAGTTGTAAAACTATAAGATGTATGTGTTTTTACGAAGAATGTTTTTTCGCAAACATTACAATCAACTTCATGAATTTCTTCATCTGAATACAAATTATAACTTTCATTGTGATCTATATCATAAATCTCTTTACAATGTGGGCATATTGGGTCTTTCATAATCATATTTATTTGTAATTCGTATTTAGGTTTTGTTAAGCGTATGCGCCTCTAACTGTATCATCAGGAACAAAGTCATTTTCTGTTTTACAGTTATTATTTTCACATTCCCAAAAATTGAAACTATCATAATATCCTGTGTACTCAATATAAGTCATTTCACAGCCACACGCGCATATTGGTCTTTGTTTTCCTTCGTTTACTTCATTTCTTTTCATAATAATTTACTTGGTTAAATTGTTGTTGCTTTTTTGTTGTGTATGTAAGACAAAAACTTTATTAGATATTTCTTTTAAATCACCTGATATATGATTTAAAACTATTCCAACATCGGCTAAATGTCTATTTTCGTCTTTTTCTAAAACTTCATCAATTCTTTGTTTGATTTGTTTTAATTCATCCATTATATCTGGATTATTTTTTAAACATGTCCAATTTAGTTCCATAATTACAGTTTGTTTGATTGTTTAAAAATACGCCACATGTAGACTAATATCCCAGATACCAATACTAGCGTAAGAAAATCACTTTGAATCGATACGCTTTGTTTGCAATGCGGGTTTTTCTCCCGTCCTGCTACAGAACACCAACAAGGCGAAAATTGTACGCAGTTAAATGGTGGTGGTGGCGGTGGATTCATGATAATTTTTCATTATTAACAACATATTTTTCAAAATCTTCATCGCCTAAATAATAAATAAGAACTTCTTTAAACGCGTCCTGATGACAGCTTTTATTTTCAACGCATGAATTGTACTTTTTTATTAAATCCTCTACAGTTACCTTTAAAACTTGTCTCCAATCTATTTTTACGGTTACATCTAAACTATCTTTTAAAGACTGATGCGTTTCAATTAATGATAATTGCTTTTCCATAATTAAGAACGTCTTAAGTAAGATTGATATTCAACTGTTTTACGCAAAGCAGATAACTGACAATTGTAAAAAGTCTTTCTATCCTTTTTTACATTGAATCCTTGGCTTGTTTTTTCTTTGAAGTAAACGTAAACCGCTGACTTTCCAGTTTTACCACAAGTAACACCATATTCAATTGAAACAATGTTTTTAGTTCTTGGCATGTCGTTTGTTTTTGACTGTCCAAAAACGTTTAGTGAAATAATAATTAATGCGAATGTTAAGATAAAATTTTTCATAATGTGTGGTATTTATTGGGTTTTAAATTAGCCGGAATTTCACCGGCTTTTTTTGGTTTAAATAATATTTTTTCTTTTCACTATTAAAGCAAGTTGAAATAACGTGTTTGCATTATGCTCTTCTTTTAGTCCTTTGATTCGTTTTTCTATAATTGAAATTGAATTGGGTTTAATTCCCATTTTAACGAAATGCTGTCTAATTTCTTTTTGTTCTAATCCTGCAGCAAGTGATTGTAAAATTAATAAATCAAGTTCCGGATTTTGTTCTTTCGTATTCATAATATATTTTTTGGTTTAAAATTATATTCAAATTTACGGAAAACATTTCTAATAAAAAAGGATTTCCTTAAAATATTTTAAACTTTAACATTTTCATTATAAATAACCTTTATCATTTCGAAAGTAATCGCCTTTATGTTTTTAGACTTCATAATTGATTGCTTTTCTTGTTTAGGTAGTTTGTTCCACCAATATAAAATAGGTCGCATTAATTCAGCTTTAACTTTTTAATTATCTCAACTAAACAACTAACTACAATTGAATTTCCTGCTTGCTTATATGCTTGTGAGTCTGAAACATTCCACTTAAAATCTTCGTTAAAGTCCATTAAACGAAAACATTCTTTAGGAGTTAGTTTTCTAATTCTTTGTTTACTTATTATTTTAGGCTCTTGATTACCGCCTCCCATTGTGTGTATTGTTGGACTTACTCCATTTTTATCATATACCCTTCCGGATTGTTCATGTGTTTTATCCCACTTGCCACCAGTCAATTGGTATTCAACTACTGGAGTATTATAATCAATAAAAATAAGGCCCTCTTTTTTATGGTTCGGGTTGGCTAATAGCGTATCATAGTATTCTTGATCTTTTATAATTAGTTGTTTATCTTTAAATGAACCACTATCCTTTCCTGTTCTTTTAAATTCAATTCTGCGTCTTTCTTTCTCTTCTTCTGAACGTCCAAAACAAATAACTTTTACATCTTCTTTTATTTCAACGTAACCATTAGCGTAGCCATGAGTTCCGGCACACAAAGTTTGCATTAAATCATCTGATTCAAAAACTTGCGACGCTTGCGTGTCTTGATTTATGAACGATTTATTTTTAGTTTTAATTAATCCGGAAACCATTTCTTCACTTAAAAAATACTTTTCATCTACTTCTGATTCTAAAACATCTTTAAGCCTTTTATTCAAATGAATTGTTTTCGGGAAGTTAAATAAATTATCTTCTTCATCACGTATTCCGATAATAAAAATACGTTCTCTGTTTTGTGGCACTCCATGTTCTTTAGCGTTTAAAACTTTATAATATACGTGATAAGGTGTTGATTCTTCATGTGGAAATATAACCGGATTACCGTTTACTGATTTACCTCCCAAATAATCAATCCACCTTTGAAACGTTTTTCCTTCATCGTCTGACAATAAACCTTTCACATTTTCAAAAATAAAATATCTAGGATTATTTTTTTTAATGAACTCATGAGAGTTATAAAACAAAACTCCTTTATCTGAGTTCTCTCCTTGTCTTTTTCCTGCTAAACTAAAACTTTGACATGGTGGAGAAGTCATATAAATGTCTAATGATTTTTCTGGTATTTCACGATTATAAACATTCTCCGGATAATATTCTGGTTCTCCAAAATTATAAATGTATGTTTGTCTTGCGTATTTATCCATGTCACAAGCGAACATTTTTTTTTGTTCAATTCCTAATCTTATTAAAGCCTGGTCAAATGCTCCTACTCCTGAGAAGTCAGAACCCGTTATTATTTTTTTCATCTTCAAATTCAGTTAATAGTTAATAGCTGTTTTAGGGGTTACAATAGAAATACATACCCAATGTTTACGTTTTTACATTCTGCCTCAGTCTTAAACATTAGACTTGTATTAGAGTTTAATCCGTAACATTCGTATTTTACATTTACCCACCATTTTTCATATTTAAAATACGGCTTAGATGTTATTTCTGTAACTCTGCATTCAAGTAAATTCATAATCTATTTTTTTAATGTTATTTAAAATTATGTTGGTTAGTACGACTGAACTACTTCGGCATCGTGGCAAACATGATTTTTATAAGCAGTTCCTAAATGAAAGTAATCTCCTGATCCGTTGGTTAAATGTAACGCAACAAATTTACCATCAATTATTTTTACCCACTTGTACATGTAGTAATTTTTTCTGCCTCTACCTAAATAATTCACGCCTTTAAAATGGAATATTTTCAATAAGGCATATTCTTTTATCTCTTTTCCGTTTTTATCGAAGTAAGGTGCTTCATTCGCTTCGCTCATAATTTCTCTATTTATTTTTAGTTTTCAAATAAGGCTCAATTTTGGTGTATGGGATAAATAATTCCCTTAGTGTCTTGCATACAAAAGGCACGTTTACCTAATGCGTTTAATTGGTCAATTCTTAGTTTCTGTAATGGTTTTAAATCATCGTTTAATTCTTTTGATTCAATCCAAATATCTACTTCTCCTAATTTCATACATAACAAATCAGGATATGCGTTTGAGTTTAAACGAATAGTTTTTAAAACAGTATATCCTTTTTGTGTGTATTCTCTAATTAACTTTTTTTGGAAACTTGACATTGTAATCTTTTTTAAATGCTGAGGTTATGTAATCTTTTTTAAGCTCCAGGCGATTGTATATTTTTTCTTCTATTCCTCCCTTTCCGAATATAAAATAAACATCGTTTTCTTTTCGTTCCATTGTGGTTAATCGGTCAATTGCCTGAGTAAATTTTACATTGGAAAAACCAAAGTTATAAAAAATTAATACATCTGCTTTAGCTAAGCTAATTCCCTCAGCTCCTGAAATCTGCTGTAATGCAATATGTTTATCGGTTGTGTTAAAAGCTTCTAAATCATTGGTTAAATCATCTAAAAATATTGTATCTAAAATATTGTATTCCTCTTTGAAAAAATAGAATATAGCCAGTTTTTTACCCTTGAAATAATCCCTTATAAATTCCGCTTTTGAATAATCTACTACGATTGTATTTTTTTCATCTGTTATAATTGATCCAGAACTTAACTGATGTATTTTATTTTGAAGCTTAACGGCTGTATCTGCTATTATATCCTGATCGTTCATTTTTAAATAAAGATTCTTTATAAGTTGCTTTTGTAATAGTGCCGTTTCTGGTTTCATATCGCAATACAATACTTTTTTATTTACAGACGCATTAAATCCAGATTGAATCTGAGTATAAGAAACAAATATTAATTCCTGCATTTTTCGTATGAAATTCATTCCATCCGCATTAACTTCTGTATAGTCGTTTACTTCTGCATATCCTAAATGCTTTTTCTTTTTAACTACGTAATCATTTGCCCACTTATAAAAATTAATATGCCTTTTCCAGAAACCAACCTTTACCCAAAATTGATGAAATATTTGCGAGTATGATTCTGGATGAGGTGTGCCAGATAAAAAAATCATTGGTAGTTTACCGAATTTATCTTTAAATAATTTTGCGGTCTTATTTGGTTTTGGGAAAGCTCCAAATCTATGATGCTCATCATGTATTACTAAATCAGGTATTGAAGTAATCAAATGTAAACTTTCATCATTAGCAACAATTAAAGTAAATTTATCCTCATAACCGAAATCTTTATAATCATTTTCAATACTCGTAATAGCTCGTTTTTTAGTCAGGAACAAA